GTCACCATATACGCATAATCGTTCTTTGTGTAGTCTTTTGCACCATCTTGGGCATAGTGCCTGTAGATTCCCTGCTTTTCTAGCCCTGATTTTTGGCTATGGCAATTGTGGCAAAGGGATTGGAATATGTTGCGGCTAAACGCATGGCTACCTATGTGCTTCCATGCAAACAGATGGTCTATATGCTTTGCTGATGCCACTATGTTGCGTGATAGGCAACCTTGGCATAGTGGTTGTTTGCTTATCTGTACTGCCCTAATGCTTTTCCATAATGGCGTTTGGTATGCGCTATCTGTTTCCCGCCTAGCCATGTTGTCGATACCACCATGTTCTAAACAGTAGGTGTTCAACTTACTTCTAGGGTTCTTACACCCTAATGATGAACACTTACCGTTAGTGGGTACTGATGGCATTAGGCTAGAAATCGCAGTTTGTATAGCGTACTGTTAATCAGGTTAGCAATGGTATCTACTTCGTTCTGTAGTTCGCTATCCTGTGGAAATCCTGATGCGCGGCGCAGGGTCGCTACTTCTTCTTTTAGGTAGGTTAGGTAGGTTACGGGGTTATTGTCGGGCAATTGATAATCCGATTGGTACTTGGTCAATAGCCCGTACTTACCTTGGAACGCTTCTACGAATCCATCTACTAGGTCGCTTACTTCATCGTAATACGCACCCAATGCCATGTGCTGAGAGTAACTTAGGCTTTGGAAATGTAGGATGTGCGCGTTTGTGACGCTATGCAATAAGCATTGCACAAACTGCATTACGGGGTCGCTTTGGGCGGCTTCTGCGCGGAATTTAACCATCATAATCCTTCAGGTAGTGGAACATCATTAGGCCATAAGCCGTATCCCTGTAATTTTCGCACCGTTTCCTTATGTGCGTAAAGCCAAATCTTTTGGCGTTCTTCTTTGGTCAATCCTTTGCCTTGGTCTATTTCGGCATGGCATTGGTAGCATAGGCTTGCAATTAGGTTGTCATCGGCTTTTATGCCCCGACCCTTACCGCCTTGCCAGTTAGTATGCGCGGCTACTACCGTTCCGTCATCTGCGCCGCAATATTGGCATGGGATTTCGCGGGCGTTGCGTAATAAATCAGAACTACGGATGTATTGGTGTTTGGGGAATCTCATTCAATTTCTACCACTAAGTTACCGTTTGATTTTATGTAATTTCTTGTTTTTTGCACATAGCGTTCAAATTCTGCGCGGGTGATGCTTCCCTGTTGCAAATCGGCATATTCCAGTAATTCCCGAATTGCCTGTATGCCAACGCCATCTAACCCCATTTTTAGGGTTGTTTGGTAGCGTATGGCGGCTTTGTGTAGGCTTTCTTGGGCTAACTCGCATACGGGCAGAACTTCAGGGCCTACCCCGTTCTTAGCCATCATTTCCGCTAGGTTTAGTACATCCACCAAGGTACGCCAATCCTGTACCGTGCCGTTACCCTTAATGATTGATTCAAGTGCGGCATATTCGGTTAGCCGCAATTTGTCTAACAAATGTCTAGGCGTATAACTAGCCCCAACAATGCCATGCGCGATTGGGTCTAGCAATGCCCAAAATTTGCGTTTAGTGCGTTTACGCATTTTTACTGTTTTGTCTTAGATATTTGCCTGTAATGCGTTTGTTCCAACATTGTTGGCAAATCCACTTAATGCCCATTTCTATCCCTCCTTCGGGCGGTTTGCTTATGTCGCATTTGGTGCAAAGTTTAAATTTGTGATTAGCAAACCTTGCGCCAATGTCTATTTGCGGCATCATATTGCGCCCTTTAGGATAAAAATTACCCAACCCCAAAAGGCAATCAGGAACAAAAATATCAATCCCCATTGTTTGCTCATGGTTCTAAAGCCCTGTCTTTTTCTTCTGCAAGATGTTGCCGCAATTTGTTAATGCCAACCATTTCTAAATCGGCATATTGTTCATCAGTTAAAACCCCCATGATGCTAATGCCCTCATAGGTTACATCTTCAATATTTTCAAAGTACGCGCCATGTTCATCGCGTTCGTATGACATTTTGCAAGTGACGGTTTCACCGCCCGCGCCAGTTGTAGCGTTAAAGGTAAATTCGTAATCTTTCATATTTGTCCTTTTTGAATTACATAGTCGTGAAAAACAATACCTTTGGTTATATCGCCAACTTTGTGCGCTTTAACCCAACAAGTTTTACCCGTTTTAAGCCGCCTTAAATGACCCCTGCGGTCGTGTAATCTAGGGCTTGCGTGTGTACCACCTTGATGTTCATTTTTAGGCGTAGCGGGTTCAACAATTACCGTAGTCCAATCGTAAGTAGGCATTTTGCCTTCTTTAATTTTTCGTTGATTTGTAAATGTAGATTTTGTAAAAGGTTGATGCGCTTGTACTGATTGCGTTAACGATTCAAGCCAAATACCGCAAAAAGAAAGCATTGTTTCTGCCATTTCTTTAGATATTTCTTTGCCATCGTCTATTGGCCCGTAACGCAACATATTGCCATCAACCAAATAAACCATAGGCGGGAATTTAGTTGGCATACGCCCTGTTACACCTTTCCATGTAGATACCACAATGCCTTCTTCAGGGTTAGTACCAACCACCATAAAAATAGTGTCATAAGACGCATGAGTTTTGGTTTTACCGCGCCAAACCACAATGTTTTTTTCAAATGGCGGGCGGTACTTCATCAATGGTTCGGTAACGGCATGGCTTCTATCGTCAACATAACCCGACAAATCAAACCATTGAATTTCCGTAGGGTCTATGCCACCATCAAAAGCCATTTTGATTGCCTCACGAATTAACGGGGTCATACGGGCGAACCCTCAAAGTTATCGGGGTTAAATTTGGGGGTTTTACGCCCCTTATCTTTTGGGTTTGGAAACGGGGGAAAGGGCCACATTTGTTGCTTTCTAAAAGACCGCGATGTAACGGCATAGTTAAATTATAAGATTACTTATACCCGTGTTTCAACAAATTGTTTACTCTGTTGCCTTTATGCCACTTCTTTCATTCGCAGATTCGGTTCGCCATATTTCCCCCTTAATTGTCGCCGCGGTTAATTTCCATTTCAGCGTTTCTTCTTCTTCGATTGCTTCTGCTAAACCTTTTAACAAAACTTGATAATCAGGGTGCGCGTAGGCTTCGCGTTCCTGTGCCGCCGCGCTTTCGTAGCCCGCTTCCATTGCTACTTTCATCAGCAATGCTTTTTTGGTCTTACGGAATTCTTCAAGGTAAATGCGTTCGGCTTTAGCCTTGGCGTACTTAGGTGCGTTTTCTAAAATGAAATCTACTGTTTTGTAAGGCGCGTTCATTTAATTACCCCAATCATTCGTAGTGCGGCTTCAGGGCTATCAACGCGGCACAAGGTACTTCCACTCCAATTTTCAAAGAAGTCGGCTTGTAGGGGCGTTAAACGCTTTCTAGGGCCTGATTTGCACTCAACTAAAAACGTGTGATTTTTAAAACCTACCAAAAGGTCAACGGGTATGCCAATAATCCAAACATAAGCACCCGCGGCGCGTAGTGCGCTAACAATCTGCTCTTGCGTTGCATCAACCCTTGCGGCGTATCGCATTTGTATCCTTTTGTTCATTCATTCTGCGCTTTAAATCATCAGCGGCTTTTTGCCCGCGCTTGGCGGCAATTTCTTTGATGGTTTTGTTCCACCATTCGATTGCTTCGCCCCTACCTTCTTCTAATTGCTTTTTACGGAATCTAGCGACCCATTCGCGAGCCTCTGAATCCTTAAAGTGTTCCATGTCCATCAATGTCGCCAGTTAGTTCCAAGGCTTTGCGAATTACCCATTGCGGGTAAATAACCCCATCGCGCACCTTGTCCAATATTCGCATCGCTATTTCGTAGGTCATTTGTAGCCCAATGCTTGCGTAATTTGAGTATGCAATTCAAGGGGCTTGCTTGGGTTGCCCCCTGCTATCAATCTAGGTTTTGGCAAAGCCAAGCCTTTTTTAATAAACATTTCATCAGGCGACCTATCACCCATCAAGGCGGGTACATGGCTTGTTTGACCATCGTGCGCTTTGTAAAGTTCACAAAACCGATGTTGTAAATAACTTAATTCTTTTGTTTCGGTGCGGCAAAACTTTGCCCATCCACCCATATCCCGAATACTTGCATGGGTTGCGCTATCGCCAAAATCAACATCGGTATAAGCCCCAACCGAACTCATGGCTTCATACACCCGCCCCCATTCACGCAAAGAACGGTCGGTTTTAGTGCCGCCCAAGATACGCACAATATCGGCAACCTTTGGCGCAAAGTGTCCTTTGTCGGGGTCGGTCGCATGGTTGCTTAGTGCCTGTACCACTTGTTCAAACTCAAATGCTTGGCAACCGTTCCACCAAACATTTAAAGTAAATTCGCTTACATCTTGCTTCCAGTAACCAAGCGCATCGCCAACTAATTTGTAAAAATTGGCTTTTTGATTTGCGTTCATACAAAACCTTCTTTCTTCAATAGTTTTTCAACAACGGCGCGGTTTGATGCTTCCAACGATTCTTGTTTGTTAAGTTTGGGTTTTATGCCATCAGGCGGTAAAGCCTTGGCTAACCATTCCAAAGGTTGAATAGGTTTAGCCCTGATGCAATCGCGCAAGGTGTTTACCAATGTTTCATCGCCGTGCGCTTTTCTTAGGCTACCAAGAAATGACCTTGCGCTTTTATCGGTTGCACCTGCATTGGTTAACAATGGAACACCATAACCAAAAATAATTTCATCAGGCGTTAGCGGCGGTTTAACGCCCGTATCTTTAGATACGGAATTGTGTCTTGTGTCTTGTGTTATTGGTAATGTGTTATGTGTAGCATTGCTTTCGGATTGCGTTGGCAATGCGTTCGCATCTTTCTTATTCCATCTAACCCTTGCGGATGCGCTTGCTTTTTCACTTTTTTCGCCTGTTTTAGCAATTTCTTTGTTTGCACGATGATGAACCCATCCATCTATTGTGCGTTCGAAATACTCTTGCAATACGGATGCAATGCAATCGCTATGCGTTCGCATACGAATCTGTCTTGCAACTTCGGTTACTTCAAGTGGAATAGGTAATTCGTGTAGATAGTACCAATCAAGCAAACGCCTGTAGGCTAAATCTTCCATGTCGGAAAGATGCGATGTGTGACTTTGATAGTCACCAATATTGAACTGGTAATAGTGCATTTTTTTTCCACTTTAAAAAAACCACTTAAAAGAAACGGCGGCAGGGAAAAAAGTGGGAATCCTTTTCAGTTGGGTAATTAGTCCAACCTAGCCGTGTTTCAAAAAATTGTATCAAAGAATCATCAATGTATGCAAAATTTCGCGTTCATTGTGCAACATAGCAAAATATTCTGCTTGTGCCGCATCTTTAAAAAGATGATAGCAAATCAAGTGATACAAAGAATCTTGCATTGATTGATTGGCAACCGCAAATGCCAAATGTTCAGCCATCATTGATTTGTAATGAAAATATTTTTCTAATTTAGTCATTTTTTTGTAACCTTTTGTTTAAGAAAACTTTAGGGTGCAACAATTTAACCGATGCGGGTATTCCCCTAGTTAACCAGTTATGAACGCGTTGTGGTGAATTGATGCCGATGCGCTTTGCTACCGCGGTAGTACCGCCCAATAAGGCTATCAATTGCTTGTCGGCTTGAATTTGGTCTTGTTTGGTCATAGTTGCATCTTAACAACATTTTGTTAAAAACAAACAATCCGTTGAAAATAATTTAAACAAAGTGTTGACAACAAAACCCCAAAATCGTTTATACTCAGGTCACGCCCTTGCTTCAGGGTCTTTTAAAAAGTAAATGAAATGATTGGTTCACCTGAAATTCTGCATAGAAACAAAAAGCCCCGCAAAGCAAGCCAAAGCGAATGGGCAATTCGTATTGTCAATATCAAAGGCGGTTGGGTTTATGCCCGCGGCCCAAAAAATATTGTTATGAGTGCCGTTTTTTCTAGCCGTGAAGAAGCCCAACAAGCGGGCATGGATGCAATTACTTGGGGTACAAAATGATTCGCTTTAGCAAAGAAAACCTACTTAACGAATTGCAAAACCAAATTGCCAAGATGGAACAAATTTGGGGCTTTGTATCTGACAACGGTACAAACCAAATCAAAGATAAAACCGATTTAGACCGCGTTGTAGCCTACGGTGAATACCGCGCTTTAAATGACATTTGCGAATCTGTACGCGATAACACTTTTCTTAACATCTAAAGATAAAACATGAAACAAAAAATCATTACCACTTTAATTGAATTTACTTTGGCAATCGTCATCTTTGGCGGTATCGGTGTACTACTAGCATGGCGGGGGTAAGCATGAACACACGATTCTTAAAACGCGTTCGCGCTATGTTTGCATCCTACGATGCACCACCTGAAGTTATCCGTTCCTATCAACGCCAATGGGTGCGTAGCGTTCGTAAATTAGGCGACAAATGGTTAATTGCTAAACAAATAGAAAGAATTGAACAATGAAACAAATTGCTACGGCATTGGTGCAAGCACAAAAAGCATTTGCGCCCGCTTTAAAGAACGCCTACAACCCGCATTTCAAAAACAAGTACGCCGACCTTGCCGCTTGCGTTGAAGCGGTTATAGACGCGCTAAACAATAACGGCATTGCCCTTGTGCAAAAGTCCTACGATTGCGTTGGCGGCATCATGATTGAAACTGTATTTGTTCACGAATCGGGTGAAATGCTTGAATGTGGCATCTTGCAATTTCCTGTAGTCAAAAATGACCCGCCCGCTTATATGTCGGCATTGACCTACGCCCGCCGCGGTTCTTTGATGGCGGCTTGTGGCATAGCCCCTGAAGATGATGATGGCGCGTTAGCAACCATCCCTGCAAAAAATGTTAATGAAACCGCCCTTATAGACCACTTAGCGGCTATAGAGGCATCAACCGACCAAGATAGTTTAAAGAACGCCTACAAAGCCGCCTATACCGCTTGCAATGGCAATCCTGATTGGCAAAAGAAAGTAATTGCCGCCAAAGATAAAGTAAAGGCAAAACTATGATTGAAAAAGTTGAACAAGGTACGCCCGAATGGTTTGCCGCCCGCTTGGGTAATGTCACGGCATCCCGCGTTGCTGATGTAATTGCTAAAACCAAAAGCGGTTATTCGGCATCACGCGAAAACTACATGGCGCAATTGATTTGCGAACGAATGACAAATACGGTTGCAGAATCGTACACAAATGCGGCAATGGCTTGGGGTACAGAAACCGAACCGCTTGCCCGCGCCGCTTATGAGTCCCTAGCCGATGTTTTGGTTGATGAAGTAGGGTACATTGCCCACCCAACAATTGAACGCGCAGGGGCATCGCCTGATGGCTTGATAGGCTTGTTTGGCTTACTGGAAATTAAATGCCCTAACACGGCAACGCACATTGATACATTGATTAGCGAACAAGTACCGACAAAGTACATAACCCAAATGCAATGGCAAATGTCTTGCACGGGTCGCACATGGGCAGATTTCGTATCGTTTGACCCACGCCTACCAAGCGGGTTACAAATGTTTGTTAAGCGCGTTGAATTTGATGCGGAATATGTGGCAATGCTTAAAGAAGAAGTAATTAAGTTCTTAGCCGAACTTGATGCCAAAATTAGTAAACTGAATGAAAGATTAAACCATGTCAACTAAATTAGATTTAATCGCCGTAGTGGGCGAATACACCGATGCCCAAGGCAACAACAAAAAACGCTTTGCCAAGGTTGGTACGCTTTGGGATAAAGGGCAGGGCATTAGCCTAAAGATTGATAATGTGCCGCTTAATTGGGATGGTTGGCTTAGTGCTAAACCGCCGCTAGAACCTAAAACAACTAAGCAATCCGCACCTGTATTTGATGACGATGCACCCTTCTAAATAAAAACGGGGGAAATTAAGTACCCCAATTTATAGGACATTACAAAATGAATGATTTATTTGAAGAAGAATATTTAAAAAGGCTACGCGCCGATTACAGAAAAGTTTTAGAGGGTGATGGCGGTAATTGCCCTTGTTGTGCAAGATGGGGAAAGATAAACACATTCCATCTTGATGAAACTAACGCGCTTTCACTTCTTTGGATGAAGAAGAATGAACAAGATGCCGATGGTTGGATTCATACCGCAAAAGTAGCACCGCGTTGGATGATGCGGGCAAAATCATTTTCAACAATGCGGCATTGGGGCTTGGTCGAATCTGCGCCCAATGATGATAAAGAAAAGAAAGGCGCGGGCGTTTGGCGGCTTACCAACAAGGCGCATAACTTTATTGGCGGCAAAGTGCGCTTGCCTAAAAAAGCATTTGTTTATAACCGTACCTTAGTGGCATACGGCGACCAAGAAATTTACATCAGCGAATGTTTTGGCAAACGGTTTAACTATGAAGAAGTTATGTCGGATAGGTTCGACATTAACCAAATACAAAGTTAACTTAGAAACAATGCGCGTTCATCGATGCGGCGGTTCTGTAGCCCCCTAAGAACCTTGCCGCCCGCCATGCAATATTTCAATAGTTCTTCTGCCGCGCCTTCTTTGTCGCCGCGTAGTAACTTTTGGCGTAGCGTACTTCTTTGAAGTGTTCCCAAACCAACATTAAAAGCAAAACTGCATAGCCCGTCAAACATACCTTGTGTAAGTGGTACGGGGCAAAACTTTTCCACGCCGCGTTCAAATCTATCAAGGTCAAATCTAAGAATTGCATTTACTTCATCCATTGAAAAGATGCGTTCATCTTCAGGGCGTAACGGCAACCCTACGCGTTCTTCTATTTTAAGTTTGCCGTGTTCGGGGTACATCACATGACCAACCCCGATTGTCCAAAGTTTAGCAGGGCATCTATACGGGCGTTGGCGCACCCCTTCGTGATGCTTAATCATTGCAATGGATTTGTCAGAAACTTTCATTTTCCAAACGCCCTGCCGCCAAAGTGGAAAGCAATAATTGATGCAAATAATGCTTGCGTATCAGAATCCCAAAGCATTTCGGCAAGGTCAACAAATGTTGCGCCCTGATGCCAACCGTAGGCAAACAAACCTACATCGACAAACAACAACAAGAAAAAGAAACCGTAGGTAATGACGGGGCGAACCGATGCGCGTAGGTTACGCATCCATTGCGATGTACCTTCATTCAAAGATGTATCGTGCGCGTAGATGGCTTGGATTTCCGCTTGTTGTGCGCTTATCAAGGCTTGCGTAGTGTTTGCCGCGGATTCGGTTGCCAGTTGTTCACTACGGATATGTTCTACGCGTTCTTGCGCTTCATATCCCAACTTACGCATTTCTAATTCGCGTTCAATCTGCAAACGCGCTAATTGCAGTTCGTGAAATTTGTCTGCTTTATCTTGAAAAAAATCAAGAATTTTAGGCAAACCGCCCATCAAAAAAGAAATCAAAGTAGAAAGTAAAGTTAGCATAATGTTCCTTAAACAAAAATCTGAAATCTGCGGCGGTCGGTAAACATTTCTAATTCAAGTTGGTTAACCCGCGCCCGCTTGTTATAAAGTTCTAAATCTAAGGCTTCCGTAGCCTTTTCAATCTTATGGGCTTTGATTACATTTCTGTAATCTTCTTGTACGCGTTCAACTGCCTTGTCAAACGCTACAGTTTGAACATCGTGCCGCGGTTGCACCATTGGATACCATTTGTCTAGAGTAATCATTTTTTTTCACGCGCAAGTGCATCTTTGTAACCATGAATAATTAACGCCCTAGTTTCTGTTGAATCCGCAGTTCCCGCCCATTCAGCAATGTTGTTCCAAATAACTACATAATCCGATGCTTTGCAATATGGCGCATTGTTCTTTAACCACCGTACCATTTGTTGATGGCGTTCTGATGGGTTATGAATTGTGTAGCCGATGCCATAAAATTCCCGCACATGGCATCCATCTTTGGCAACCGCACCCGCAATCACCAATACAAATAAAAGTATGAGCCATTTCATTCATTTGCCATATCCGTTGCGGCTAGATTGATTCGCGTTTTAAGTGCGGCAATATCTTCTACTTTGTCTTTAAATCCGATAGCAACATAACCCGCAAACTTACCCATGTCGGGCGGGATGCTACCGCGGCACATAAACTTAACGCCTTGCTTAACACCCCATTCACCAACCTTAGATGACGGGTTAAATTCTTCGCATAGAACTTCGCCGTTCAGCATTGCAACCATCGCGCTATTTCTATCTGCGCTTGCGTTAAACAATGATGTAACCGTTCCTTCTATTTTCTTTTCACGCGTTCCATCGGCATTTAAGGCTAAAACAGTTGTGCGGGAATTTGTTGATAAGTTTGCTTTGTGAATCAACAAAACTACACCGTCAACATCTTTAAGCAATGACTGCGCGGGCGGTAGCAAATCTTCTTGCTTTGCCAGTTGCGGCATCTTATCTTGCGTTGTAATCGCCTGTAGGATTACTTGCCGTGAATCCCAAGCAAAGTAACCCGCAAAGAAAAGAAACGATAAAAGAATTACCGTAAACAATTTAAACGGGTTATCAACCCATTCAATCAAGCCAATAATTTTATCAACATTGGTTTGATTCTTAGGTTCGGGTTTGGGTTCGGATTTAGGTTCGGGCGCGGGTATAGGCGCGGGTTTAGTTCTTGGGGTAGAACGCTTAACGGCGGCTACCTTTGCAGGGGCTTTAACGGGTGCTTTAGCGGTTTTTTTAGCCGTGACCATACAAAACCCATACCAATATAAAAACCGCCCAAAGAACGGTAGCAATTAAACAAACCGCCGCAATAAATGCAACGGCGTAATCTTTCATTTCAAGTGTATCAAAGATGAATAAATCACGCCCGCCATGCCAAACAACATAGCCCCGCAAGCCTTAATAATGATGCCTTCTAATCGCTTAATACGCGCACAAAGCATTTCATAACGCAATGTGCATATTTCTTCATGGGCTTCTAACGGTGTCGGCATTTTCGACCTTATCAAAGGTTTTGTAATCGGCATCCATAAACTGCATATTGTTTCGCAATCTTTGGTCATCAGGGGCTAATTTTATTGCTTCTTGTAAAAGTTGTGTTGCTTCTTCTTTTAATCCAAGATGCCAAGCAGAAATGCTACCCAAATCCCAAGGTTGTGCGCCCCATACATCAGGGTTCATTGTATAAACCAATTGTTTATCTTTTATTTCAAGTGCCGATTTCGCCGCAGAATAACATTCAACCCAAAGGTTACGGCGGTAGCAGAACATTGCCAGTTCGCACCAAGGTTCGCGGGTATTAGGTGCTTCGGCAATCGCTAGGCGATACCATTTATGCGCTTCTACCGATTGCCCTAATTCTTCATGCGCCTTACCCAACAAACGCATTGCATAGCATCGTTCGTTTTGCCAAGTGGCTTCGGGCATTGCAAGGTACTTATTTAAGGCGGTAATTGCATCGTGCCAACGCGCATAGAAAGTTAGTTCCCGTGCGTGATAGAACGCGTTACGGGGGCAATGCACATCTTCTTTAACCGCAAGTTCCAATAGTGGCATATATTGCCCGCGGGATTTTGTATTGTCGGGCAAGTGCTTAACCAAAAGCATATCGGTATGCGCGTAAATTTCCGTGATGCGACCATCAGGGCGCGGGTATTCATGCACGGGGTGATGCCAATGGTAGCCACTTCGGTGATGTATCTTTTCGTAAAAGAAACTGATACCGCAACCCCAATCAAATTTGTACCGTAGGCGCGTTGTGTTTTCTTGCCATACGCGTTCGATTTCTTCGCGCCAACCTTCCATCATTACTTCATCAAGGTCTAGTGAAATGCAAACATCAATGTCACGCGGTAGCAAGGCTAAAGCGGTATCCCGCGCTTTATCAAACCGCCAAGGGCTAATGCAAATGTCGTGAACTATTGCGCCGTTTTCTATTGCAAGTTCTACAGTTCTATCAATAGAACCCGTATCGGCAATTAAGATAATGTCGGCATCTTTAGCCGAATCGCAAAAACGATTTACAAATTCTTCTTCGTTTTTGCTGATTGCGTAAACTGCTATCTTGAGTTGTTTTGTCATGTCTTATTTGTAGTTTAGTTTGATAGTGCTTGCATCAATTCTTCAATGCTTGTTGCCGCGGTTATAGCCGATTCTTTAGCCGTGCAATCTGCAATGATTTTTGCCCGTTCAACAACAACATCAACGGGAATATCTACATTGCGTTCTGCTTTGCGAATAACCATCCAATCGGTTGCCGCCAACAATGAATTAGCCGTAACTTTGGTTTGTGCAATCCATTGTGATTTCAAACCTTTGGTTGTAGTAGGTTCACCGCCTTCGAGTGTTTCTGTAACATCTTCTAAAGCCTTTGGCGTATTGGTGTAGGTGCGTGTAACGACATTGCCAGTTACTTCGTACTTGTCAAAAGTTACCCAATAAAATCGTTGGTCTTTTTGTTCGCCTTCTACAACTTCTAATGCGCCTTGTTCTGCCGCAAATGAAGCATTGGGGTTTGATGTATCGGGAAACAGAATTGCCAATTCACCAACTTTGGTGACGGCATTGTTTTCAATAAGTGCGTACATTTTTAGTCCTATCGTGCAAGTGAATATTTAAAAGGTGTTTCGGCAAAAGCGGCATAAATCATTGTGTTGCCGTTGCCATTAACTGAAGCATTGTTTGTGCTTAATTTAAAACCATTTGACATAATTTCAGGCGTATCAAAGGCGTATTCAATTCCATTTGTGTTGGCTTGAATAAATGGCATATTGTCGTTGTATGTTCCACGAGCCACATCAAATAGAAACCAACTTTCAACAATGCTTGATGCGCGAATAAGCAAAAATGCGGGTCTAAATCCCGTATATACAAACGGGCCTGATGCAGAGCCGTTACCTATGTATGAACCAAATGCAGAATACCCCGCTACTGGTGCAAAACAATATGCAACATAAGTTGCAACTTGATTTGAATTAGATGATGAATTACCAATAGTAAATACTGAACTTGTTGGTGCGGTGTTATTCCATTCTTGTGCGGATGTTGTAGCCGCAGGGGTGCTATTAAGAATTAACCAATTTGTTGCGCCAAGTGCTGAATGATAAACGGGCCATGATGTTGTTGCACCACGGGCTTTTGCAATAATCATTGACGGGGGAACGCCAAGTCCGTGACCAACTGTTGCGCCTGTTGTTCCTGTACCAGTATAAGTTACTACACTAAATCCACTTGTAGTATTAGCCGAAACTGTTGATGTAATAGTTCCTGATGTATTGCTTACATTAGTTCCGTTTGCTTTCCATTGCCATGCTACATAAGTGTATCCACCTTGATTTACAGAACCTGAACCTGAATTGAATGAAAAACCAGTTGTGCTAGGTGTAAAACCAAAATCAAATGTATCTTCAGGTGCTACTGTATTTGCGGCTAAAAACTTTGTGTATCCACTTCCTGAATTAACAACAAATTGATTAACTGTTAAATTACGAGCCTTAAACCAAATTAAACCACCGCCATTGGTTGTGTCAATGTTGTTGGTAACAGTTTGAACACCATTGTTACCCGCCCACAAATTAGTTGTAAAAAATGAATTTGCCAATGTTGTAGTTGTTGCCCCAATCGTAGGCGTTGGCAAGTTCTGTGTGCAAAGTGCTTTGAAGCCACTTGGGGCGGTGTAGGCAAATGGGCGTTGACCAAAATTAAAAACCCTAGCCGAATCAGTAGTGGCATAACTACTGAATGACGGGGAAACAAAAGATGATGCCATTGGCGATGAACTAAAACTGATTGCACCTTGACTTACCCCGTCTTTGTAAAAGGTAAGCGATTTGGCATCCATGTCAACCGCAATTCCTAATGTTTGATTAGAGCCTAGTGCGGTGCTATACGCAACACGACCTGTATTTCCATCAAGTTGGTATTTGCCATCATCACAAAACAAAAGACTGCCAAAAGTATTTAATACTGATACATTGTCTTGCAATCCATTAGCAACCGAATTTACGGGCATACCACTTCCCATAATTCCTGCAAAAAGGTCACTACCATTTGTAACACCGCAATTCATTTCCCAATAATATTTTCCTAAAGAAAACCCTATTGTTCCTAAACTAAAGTACCAATTGCTTGTGCTTGATGTAAAGTCTAAATTGCCGTTGACTAAAACTTTTCCCGAGCCTGTTGCAAGTGGATTCAATGTGCAATAGTTACCCCGTACAGTTCCACCCGCACCAGTATCTACACCATAAGGCGTAGGCACATCAACCATTGAATCATTCCCTGCACCCGCACTAACGCTAAAGTTATTAGGTGTCCAGTTGTTGCCGTTACCTGAATAGTCTTTGCCTAATGTTGCGGCGGTTGTATTACTGTTGTCGCTGAAGTTTAAGTAAAAACCGTTTGTGCCGTATGCACCACCCGAAAAGGCTTTAGGTTGCCATACGCCTGTTTGTGCGTTGGTTTCACCGAATGATGATGGGGTTAATTGTTGTCCGTCAATAAAGTTTATCTCTGTCATAAACGCACTTAAAAAAGACCCTGTGCCTATGCTACCTAAATTGGCACTTTTACCGCTAGTGTTTAAACTTGTAAATGTGTAATTTTGAGTTGGATATATTTCTGTTGCAAATGATGTTACTTGAACACCATTTACATATAATTTTATTCTGTTTGCCGCAGTTGCTTGCGTAGTGTCAATTGCAACAACAATGTGATACCAAGAAGATGGGTCACGAAATACTTGCGTAGTAACCAAATCTGCACTTAATGAACCATTAAGAAAAAATCTTAATGTGTCTCCCGTGTTGCTAAATGTAAAACTATCTGTATTTGAAGTTCCGGCACTAAATAATGTTGAAAATGCGCCAATTGTTAAAGCACTTCGTTTTACCCACCCTGACCATGTTGCTATTTGTGTATTACCTGTTGTTTGGGCGCGGTCAAGATAAGCAGAGTCGGCACTATTAAAGCGCAAACTGCGTGAAATTTGATAGCCGCCTGTAGAAGCCGAATCTGTTTTAGATGCCGCAAACATATTTAGTCCTTATGGTGTGTAATTCTGACCAACTGTCACGCCATACCAGTTCGTTCCATCGCTGAAAAACGAATAAATATCTTGCCTACTTGCGGTGCTTGTAATCGTTGGTGCAGTACCGCCCGCCCATTTAACAGTTGACCAAGTTACCGTGCGTGAACCCGTTGCATCTTGCTTTAAATACATGATGAACGATTTGCCGCTAACTGCCGTTGGCATTGTGATGGTTGCGTTGCCTGTTAGCGTAATAATTTGAACCGTGCCGTTAGTCAATGCCAAAGTAATAGCGGTTGAACTATTTGCAGAAAAAGGCGTTTCTGTATAGTTTGTAACAGTTGGGTTTGTTAGCGTTTTATTTGTTAGCGTTTCTGTGCCTGTAGGGGTAACATAATCTGTACCCGCAGTAGCCGCTGACATTGCAGTTCCATTGCCTTTAAGCAATCCTGTAATACTTGTTGTTAAAGTGATTGCAGGGGTTGTTGTTGAAGTGGCTACAGTACCCGCAAAACCATTTGCAGAAACAACCGATGCGCTTGTAACAGTACCCGAACCGTTATCAGTCCATGTTGGTACTGCCGCGCCGTTGCTTGTTAAAACTTGTCCCGCAGTACCCGCCGCAGTAAAGTTTAAAGTTGTGCCATCGCCAACCGCTACCGCGCCCGCGGTCGGGGTGTTACTTCCGTTAATAATAACTGTCATTTTGCTTTCCTTTAATTAAGAAACAATCCATCGTTGACCAGTTGCAACGGTAATGGTAACGCCCGTGTTCACGGTAATCGGCCCAACCGATGCGGCGTTATAGCCCGCAGTAATTGAAACATTGCTTGTTGCAGTATCCAAGTTAGGAACAACTACGCCATAAACAACCGTGCCTGTCGGGCCAGTTGCGCCTGTAGGTCCAGTAGGCCCTGCAACCGTACTATCCGCACCAGTTGGGCCTGTCGGACCAGTAGGTCCAGTAATTGATGTTCCTGAATTTCCTGTAGGTCCTGTAGGGCCAACATTTCCTTGTACGCCCTGAATTCCCTGTACGCCCTGTGGGCCAGTCGGTCCAACAACCGTACTGTCAGCACCCGTTGGGCCTGTCGCACCCGTTGGCCCTGCAACCGTTGATGCCGCACCAGTTGCGCCTGTCGGGCCAGTAGGTCCTACAACCGTGCTATCTGCGCCCGTAGGTCCTGTTGCGCCTGTTGGGCCAACCGCGCCATTTGTGCCGTTTGCGCCCGTAGGTCCTGTAGGTCCAACTTCGCCTTGTATGCCCTGTATTCCTTGAATTCCCTGTACGCCTGTAGGGCCAACATTTCCCTGATTTCCCGTAGGGCCTGTAGGTCCTGTAATTCCAACATTTCCCTGTGCGCCTGTCGGGCCAACATCGCCTTGACTGCCCGTAGGTCCTGCAAAGCCCGTAGGTCCTGTAGGTCCTGCAACCGTTGAATTAGCACCAGTAGCCCCTGTAGGTCCTGTTGCGCCTGTAGGCCCGACCACGCCCACGGATTGCAGAACAACAATTAGATTGTGATTGTTAGCAAAACCAGTTGTACCCGTGCCGCTAGATGTTGTCAAAGTAACGGGACAAGTTACGGATGTGTTTGGTATTGTTGTTGGATTTGCAGATAAAACCCATTTTTGGTAATTGTTTGAATTGCTTGCATCTTGCAAAACAATACTGTCGCCAGTTTTTAAGAATCCCAAAAACAAATCAACATCAATGCCGTTGCTTGTCAGATGACTAAAAACTAGGTCAGTTGCTAAAATTTGTACTGCATTATTCCAATACACATGACCCGCGGTTGGTGTTCCTGATGTTTGCGTAGTATCTGCATCGTATTGGTAAAAAGATGATGATTGACCATCTGCGCCTTGTGCGCCAGTTGGTCCTGTTGGTCCTGTTGGCCCTGCTACTGTGGAATTTGCGCCTGTTGGGCCTGTCGGTCCAGTTGCGCCCGTTGGTCCTGTGATTGCGTTGCCTTGCGTACCAGTTGGGCCTGTTGGGCCAGTAATACTATTTCCTTGTGCGCCTGTCGGGCCAACCGCGCCAACTTCGCCTTGAATACCCTGAATACCTTGTGGGCCAGTAGGCCCTGCAACGGTCGATGCACTACCTTGTGAACCAGTTGGACCAGTTGCGCCTGTCGGCCCTGCAATTGTGGAATCCGCGCCAGTAGGCCCTGTAGGGCCAAGGTTGCCCTGACTACCAGTAGGCCCAACATTTCCAGTAGGCCCGACATTTCCAGTAGGTCCAACATTTCCCTGTGCGCCAGTAGGTCCAACTTCGCCCTGTATGCCCTGTATGCCCTGAACGCCTTGCGGTCCTGTAGGTCCAATTACGGTATTGCCTTGCGTACCAGTTGGGCCAGTTGGACCAGTAATTGACGCGCCTTGACTACCAGTTGGACCAGTTGCGCCTGTAGGCCCTGTAATTGATGCGCCTTGGCTTCCTGTCGGCCCTGTAGCCCCCGTAGGCCCTGTTACCGTGCTAGGTGCGCCAGTAGCCCCTGTTGGCCCTGTTGGGCCGCTACCCTGCGGGCCTGTCGGCCCTGTAGCCCCGCTAATCGCCCTATCAATTCTTAAATCAATGCGGGGTTGCGGCGTTACTTGTAGGTTTACATTGTTGCCATCTTGAACGGAAACTTTGATGTTGCTCATAGGACAATCACCCCATCGCTACGCACCAAGAACAACAAGAAAATAATTGAATCATCCGCGGGGGTTGTACCCGACACGGGAAAACTTACCTTAACGCGACCTGAGTAACCCACGGGGTCGGCGGCGTTAATTTCTAATTCGGGGTCGGTATTCATTAGCGACCATGCACTAGCATCAATTACCAATGTGCATGAACCCGCCAAGGCAACAATGTTAGTGATTGTTAACGGGATTGCCGCGGGCGCAGGGTTGTAATCAGCAATGTCAAAAGTTAAGCCATTACGCGTATCAATGATGTTAGATAGTTCACGGCGAACAATTTGGGCATCTAAGGTTGCGCCTGTCAGATTGACGGGCAAGCCAGTAACAGAATTGGTGAATGTCAGATTCCAGTAGGTTTTCTGATTCCATACCAATTCGCCCGCAAGAATGGGGTTGTCAAAACCGCTTACTTGTGCAAGGGTATTTTTGTTAAAGATGGCTATGATGCTACCCTGTCTTTCTGCTCAAATGCGTATCCCTGTTTTGGGGATAGAAACTTACCGTTTACATATCTTCCGCAACATCTACGAATGATTGTAGTTCTATTACATAAATGTAATTTTGCCGCATCATTAGGGCGTGAAAATTTACCCAACGGGGTAATGTACCAACCAACAAAATGCGGGGCTTCTTCCCCAAATTTTCCGTAATTAGGGTTTTGTTCAGCGGTCATGCCATTGTTACGATAGCCGCCAATAGATTTGTTCCAACCAATATTACGCATAGGGCGTAATTTTTCTTCTAACTCAAAACAATAATTTTGGGTAGAAATGACAAGCGGTTGAACAACAATTTGTTGCCACAAATCTTTAAATCTGTGCTTATGGCTTCTAAGGCGTTTTGCCATATCTTCGGCAACGCCTACATAGCCTTCAGTAAACATATTGCTATGCTCAGGCAAGCGTAGCCAATAAAGTGTCGCCATAGCGTTCCCTAAACTTAGTTAGAACATCCGCGTATCCCGCGGTTATGGTGTATTGTATTTTCGCTATCTTATCAAGATTGGTTTAATAAATCAATAAAATGCCACAAATCATCATTGAAATAAGTACCCGCGGGCTTGCTTGGATTCCAACTAGGATTTGCAGAATTTAATTCAATATACATATCATCCAAAATTCTGTAAGTTTGGAATTGTTGCGGCGTAATAAATTTGCCTTCATCATCAATTACGCCAATTACTACATTGACTAATTTTGTATCGGGAAATTCTTGTATAGATTGAATTTCTTGCCGAACTTGTTGTGCGGGAATGTTAATTTCACGGGGCATAGTTAACCTTTCAATTTTGCTTCAAGGGCTTCTACTTTGGCGGTTAATTCTTGTATCGCCTTAGTTAAAACCGCTACATAAGATGGGTAATGAATTGTTTTAAATCCTGTTTCATCGCCAACTTTCCAATCGGGTTCATGGTAAACCAATGATGAACCAAGCGGAATAATTTGTTCTACTTCATCAGCAATAAACCCGTAACCTTTTTGATGCTTTGGGTCGGCTTTAAGTTTGTACGATACGGGGCGTAATTGTTTAACAAAATCTAAACCCAAATCGCTATTTGCAATTTCTTCTTTTAGGCGAACATCGGATGGGCTTGTAGTTTGTACAGTAAAAGTAACAATGTTGCTTGTGCCGCTTGTTCCTACATAAGCACCCGCAATTCCTGTAGATGTACTGCCAAGCAAATTGATGCCTGACCCTGCCGCATTTGCAGTTCCTGAATTTGTAGCAAAAATTCTTGTCCATGAACCCGCAATTACACCACCTAAATAATCCGCATTTGTTGCGTTACTTACTGCGCCCCATGTTCCATTGCCGCGCAATACATCGCTTGAACTTCCAGTAGGTACGGCAATTGAATATGTACTCCATTTAAATATTCCATCACACCAAACGGCAGGACCACCGCTTAAAGAAATTCCGTAAATTCCTGGGCCTGTGCCATACGCAACACCACCAACGCCCGTACTGTTTGATTGATAGCCATAGCCACGAACACCAATACCGTTAGTAGAATTTGAATTGCCTTCTACGCCGTGAAAATCGCCAAATCCAACAACACCTACACCGCCCGCGCCCGCTGATTCTCCTCGAATACCAAACGCATTACCTGAACCAAGACCATAAACCGCCGCAGTTTGAATGACGGGGTTGTAAGGGCTATTGTCGGCATAAGCAATCAATCCATATCGTTGACCAAAAGTTACATTTGCAGTAATTGCGCTTGTTCCCGCAGTTGTAGTTACCGCGCCATTAAATTTTGCAGAACCAGTAATTTCAATATTACTAGAACCAATAATGTTGCCTCTAAAAATACCGTTGTTAAAAAATACATCGCCTGTACTTTGTTGAATGTAATAACCCGTAGTTCCATAAGTTACGGGCGTACCGTATGTTGGCGGTGTTGAACCATTCCAGTTGTCAGAACGAATATCTTGAAATACGCTTGCCGCTACTGGCCCTGTCCAAGCAGTTGTTCCCGCCGCTACGCCATCAATTGTTACGGCGTTACTGTTATACCTACCTTGGATGTACCACATCACTTGACCAACCGCTACGGCGGGCGCAGTTAATGACCACCCGCTAGGGGCAGTAGCACCGCTAGTAGGCGTTGTAAATGTTGGGGTAGCACTAGATTGGCTTTGAACTCTGTACGCCGTTAGCGCAGTTAATCCGTTTGTTCCCGCAGGGCCAGTAGCCCCCGTTGGCGACCAAACAAATGCAGAACTGTTTGAACTTTTTTGCGATGATGCTATTTCATTACCAACCGTGTAAGTAAAATAATAAGTCCCTGCGGGCAAAACTTGATTTGTAAATGTGTAAGTTGTACCGTTTGCAACGGGAATATTGTTAGGCGATACCGCAGTATTTAAAACTTTGTACGATAGCGAATCGGCGGGGTTTGTTGTGTAAAACAAAGTACCAAAAGTTACGCGACCAGTTGTAGGAATTGAAACTTGAATATCAAAACTAGGTACTGCATCCGTTGGGCGCGATGCCGTAACCGTAGGTGCGCTTAATGCAGAAAAGAAAACGGGCGATGCCAAATTACTATTAGGTACGGGCGTAAATTGCGTTATGTTTTGGTCATCATAAACTTGTGCGTTGTATTCGCTAAGTTCTAAACGCGCACCCAAATTACCATCAAGTAATGATGCTTCGTTAACTTTCATTACGCGAAACAGTTTGGCGTTCCAACCGTAATCAGAATTAGTAACGCTAACTACATCGCCCGCATCAACTTGGATGCCGTAATAGGTAGTGCTGAAAGAAACAATCAAATCTTCCCGTGCTTGTTCCAACAAACGATTGGCAAGGTAATTTGCTTGCACCGAATCGTTAACCATGTCGTAAGTAATTGAATACTTGTTAACGGGTTCGTTGGGATACAGTAAACCGCTAGGCGTTTCAATGTTGACAAATGCCGCTTGGTCGCGGTTTTCTTTAAATGGGAATCGCGCTTCAACTTGGTTAATTGAACTTGTAATATCGGTTGCACTAACGCGAATTTCGCCAATAATATTGTTGTCATCAAAAGCATACGCGGTAGATTCTGCTTTGTTAATTACTACCGACCATTGACCCAAGGCGGCGTTATAAGTCATCCAAGAATCACACGCGGAAACAATGCGGTCAACATTGGAAAGAACCGATTGCCCTGCATCTAATACACCGTTAATACGATAGCGCGGTTGCGTAGCAGGGTTGCCACTTGAATTAGTAAATGTAATGTTTTGGTCGCCATACGCGTTTAATGCGGTTGCGCTTGTGCTATTAACAAAAGCGGAATCTACTGCACCACCGTAAACCGCGTTGGTCATGTAGTCATACCAAACATCGCCCGCTTTGGCTACGCCCGTGCCGTTTAATGTATGCGATACCTTAAAGGTAATTGGTTGCAGTTGCGTAGTATCAGCATCGCGATTGTAATTAAGTACAACAATAGCAAACGCCAATCCGTTCATTTGGCGACCGCTTGCGGGCCATCTTTGTGCCGCGGCAATGTCAGAACCGCCCATGATGCCACTAGGCAATGTGCCTGAACTATTTATTGCCGTAATAGTTCCCGCTTGATTAGATGTAAACAAGTAGATAAATAAATTGCCGCTAATTTTTGTATCTACATTTCCCGCTTCATCGGTTAGCGTAATTACTTTGCCTTGTTCACTTGGGTCAAAACCAATTTTTCTATCACCGTAATACATATCTGTTTGGTCAAACGCAAATTGACCATTGGGGCTAATACTAGATATAGCCAACACATAATACATTTTGCGTTGTTCAACGGTTAGCACCGCATCAACAAATGTGCCACCCATGTAGGCGTTGCCGTACACAATAGGAATAGCGTTAACACCGCTTGGCGGTGTTTGTTGCCTAACGCCCATGTCTTGCTGAGTCTCAGGGTTATCTGCAAACGCACGGGTAACAACATAAGAAATGGCAAAGTTAACGGCAAAGGTTGCCATTGCCGTTGAAAAGCCAATTACCTCTAAACCCGCAATTAAAGTTGCAACCATTTTTTATTCCCTAACGAAAGTTGCGCCAAGGGCTTTGTATCCCCTACGCGTGTAATCAATCAACGGGCCGTTAGCAGAAATTGAAGTGCAAACAAAATCTACATCGCCCGCTTTTAGCATTTCCTTTGCGCGTTCATCAAACGCTTTCCAAAGCCTACCACCAACCGTTCCATTGCGATGTTCAGGTTCTACCCACCACAATAGTTCGTTTAATTCTTTTACTTTGGGCGACCAAATGTTAGAAGTTTTGTAAGCCACAATCGCGCCCCTGAGATGCGAATCGATATAAATGAAACCGCGCCCTTGAATGATGCTAAACAATAGTTCTTCAACATAGCGGGGAAAGTGATTATGCGATTCACCAAGTTTTTTAATAGGGTTTTCATAGGCGTATGCCTCCACAATTTCTAACAGTCTAGGTATGTCGTATCTTGTTGCGGGTCTTATCATGGAACTTCTTTTGAATTTTGATAATCCGATGTAACTGTAGTTTCGCTTGCTTGTGTGTTTGTTTTAGGCGGTGAACCAAAATCAAAAAATGTGTTTGAAATTTCACTAACGCGGTTCATTGAAGTATCGCCCGCATAAATAAATTGCCAGTTGTTTTGATTTGTCTTAACGCCCGACAATCTATTTTCTAAAATGCGGCGCATTGATGAACAAGAAATAGAACAAGTTGCTACACGCGTTCTAGCATCGGTATTGAAATCTTCGGTAATAGAAACGCTATTGATGATGCCTTGGTAGCGTTTAAAAAATTGTGTAGTAGGCGTAGTAATGATTTGGTTGTTTGAATCAAAGAACCCGCGCCATACTTCTACCAATGAACCTTTAATGTCGCTACTAAGAATTAACGATACATTGGTTGGATTGATGCCCGTCAATTGAATGGTCATGTCATCCGATGTTGCTTTAATGTCGCGCTGAACATCGCCAACGCTAAGTAGCGCACCAAGGTTAGCAAAGGTAATGCCGCCAACCGTGATAGGTGCGGCGGCGTTGCAGAATGTGTAAACCGTTGCCGCGTTGCCTACGGTAAGTTTTACAAATTCCGCATGGTTAATTTGTGAGCCAGTTACGGCGTTAATTGTTGTCATGTTATGTACTCACGGAAAACAAACGGGGCATCCCATTGCACAAACGCGCCATCCGTCATTGGGTTAAGTGTATAGGTTGGGCAAGATTCTGCAACCACCGTAAATGTGCAAGCATTACCAATATTAACCGTTGTGCCTGATGCGGGCGTACCAATTAGCGGGCGGTTAATTCCTACAGATGAACCCGCGCTATCGGCGGTTATCTTGTAGGTGTAACCGTTAATCATAATGAAATCACCCGCTTTAAATGTGCCGTTAGAAGTTAAAGCAAGTGTTTGCGTATTAGCCGCGGGCGCACCGTTTAACGTAGCCGCCGTAGCCGTGCCGCGCATTTCAGTAAACCAAGATAAATTTGTACTATTGAAAGTAATTGTTTCGGGTAGTTGTCTATCTTTGTTATCAATAGATTGGATTACATCCCGAACTTGCGGATAGTAAAGGTAGGCATGGGGTTGAATAGTAAACACCCAAGGCACGGCGGTTAGGTATTGCGCCACGGTGATATAACCCGAACGGGCTACTTGTTGTCCAACCATACGGCGGTTGTTTACCGTCATGGATTGTTGTATATCAAAGATGGTTTGGAAACTCATGCCCGACCCCTATTCACCGCCAACGATTTATTGGCATACTGATTTGCCGCCCAAATCGCGTTAGAACTACCGTATAGGCGTTCTTCAAACGATTTGGTATCAATGGCGTTAATGTAGTTGTTTGTAACCATCGTAGTGCCGCCCGCGCCCGCTAAAGCATGGTTCGGAATTACTGTACCTGATGAACGCGGTACAAACAGTTCAGGCCCACGTTCACCCACAACATAAGGCGTATTGGCATTAGCCGAACCGCCATCGGCTAAGAACCCGCCAAGGTCAGCATTGCCAAACGCGTTGCCAGTACCAAAACCGCCGCTTGCATACATACCAAATAATGATTTAAACAAACCCGTTGCTGATGCCCGCAATTGAATGGCAATTAAATCTTGAATGATGCTACGCGCCAAACTCTTAAACGATAACTTGCCCGTGCGAACAAAATTATCTAATGCGCTTTCCATGTTGCCCATTACGGATTGAAAAGCCTTTGCACCGTTTTCTAAATCGGTAGGCATATCGCGGAAAAACTTTGCGCCTTCTTTTAAGAAACCTTGTTCGCCAGTTCCTTCGCGTTGCGCTTTAACCGCTTGGTTTTGTGCGCGTAGGTAGCGTTCTGTTGCATCGGCTAATGCGTTTTCTTGTGAGATTAAATATTTTTTTGTGTCTGCGCTTAAAAGATTGTTATATTCAATTTCTTTAATGTTTTCTAATCTTTTCTGTTCTGCCAAATACAAATCTTTTGTTAGTTGTGCATCTTCAGAACGCATATCCCTTGTTGTTTTTTCAATATCTAAAATACCATTTTTTATTTTTAATGCTTGTTCATCATTTTCAATTCGCTTAATTGAATCTGTAAACGCGTTATTTTCTTTGCCTTCTACATCTAATAATATTTTGTCTAGGCGTTGCAGTTCATTAAAATATTTTTCTAACGCCCGCAATCTTTCGCGTTCTGCTTTTTCTGCTAATCTTTGCGCTTCTTTGGCGGCGGCTTCTGCTTTTCTTTGCCTTTCTTTTTCAGCGGCATCAGTTACAGAACGCCCGCCTGTTGAAGTGCTAGGTTTTGAAATACCTTTTGCCGCTAACGCATCAATTGAATTTCCGTATTGGGGAACGCCCATTACATCGGCTTGGTATAAATCTAATTGAATTCTTTGTGCTAAAACAGAATTGTTGTATTTCTTGTTGGCTTCAATTGCGGCATCAACGCCTTTGGTTACTAAAGTAACCGCGTTGTTGTATGTGTGTCCAATTTCATCAAATATGGCTTTAAAGAAATAACCAACTTCAGAACCTAAAACCGCAACCGTTTGAAATACAGTTTTAAAAATTCCGCTAAGTGATACGCCGCTATCACCTAATGTTTTCATGTAATCAACGGTAGCCTTTAGGATTGGCCCTAGTTCCGTAGCCAAAACTAACATTACATCGCGAGATGTTTGCGCCAACAAATCGTAGGTATCTGCCGCGGCTTTAATTGCTTTTTCTTGTTCCTGAATTAGCGGGTTGGTTTCTGCAATTTTTTCGGCAAAGCCAACCATGTCAACGCCTTTAGCGGCTTTGGAAAATATTTCCATTGCCTTGGCATTGCGCGTAATCGGATCTTCAACTTTGGCTAGGTTGGCAACCAGTTTGTTTAGCAATTCTTCTTGAGAAAGTTTGCCCAAGTCTTGCAAAGTAACGCCCAATGCTTTGGCGGTTTTTTGCGCTTGTTCTGAACCGCCCGCGGCATCGTCAATAAACTTGGCAAACGCCGATAGCATCTTGCCCGCGTTGTCGGCTTTGCCCCCTGAATTGGCAAGGGCGTTGGATAACTGTAGAACCGTGCCTATGGCTACTTCGTTGGCTTCGGCTACATCGGCTAGTTCATCGGCGTATTTAAGTGCGGCGGCACTAGCGGCAACCAAGGCAACCGCGCCTATCTTGCCGAATTTTTCGGCGGCTTCGCTAAACTGTTCTAACTTTTTTCCCGCGGCTTCAATACCTCTATTAAATTCCGCGGTATCTATGCCTAGGGCTACACCAAGGCGGGCAATCATATTAGCCATCTTTTACCCCAAACAATGTTTTATCAAATCCTTGCGCCTGTTGCATGAACGCCAATAGGCTATTATTTACTGCCGCTTTTTTGTGTTCATCACTTAAAGGCGGGTATATGTAATCATACGCACTACCTAAAATGTTGGCTAGTTTATATGGCGGTGAACTTGCCACTCTCATGTAATTAAATACCCCGTTTGTCAGGGTTGCCAATTGCGTAAGAACGCCGTAATTCCCAATCAATCCATCGGCATACATTGTTTGAATGTTTGCCAAAGTTACATCATCTAATTCGTTTATTGTGTCTAGGGTATGCCCGTTGAAAATCATTGCGGCTAGGCATTGGCTTTTCAACGAGCCTATCAGTTTCCCCGCGCTTCCCTGTAGGTTGGGCTAATTACTTCGCCAATCTTTTCCACAATCATCATTTGCACGGCAATAGGGAATTCTTCTTGAATGTCGGCATAGGTCAAATCTTCAAGGGTTATGCCTTCCATTTCAGGAACTAACAACTTAAAGAATTCGGTAATGCGGGCTTCGGTGATGGCTTTGTTTTTGGCGGCTTCGCGCATAGAACGCCCTTCAACCAAAATATCATCATCCGTAAATTGGAAATCTTCGCTTTGGTTGTTTTCAAACTGCCGCAATGGGGCGGTAATTTCTTGGTAGATTTTTTCTATTGTTTCTTCATCAGGGTTAGAAACTTTTTTATAGATAGCATCCGATTCAATCATTAACGGTATGCGAACTTTAAAAGTATGCCCGCCCAATTCAAATGAACGGGTTAGCATATTCTTTTTGTTTGTTTGGTACTTGTCGCCAAACGCTGAACTAAATTTTGTCATTTATTTTTTATCCTGTATTTACTAATTCGCCTTGCTAAAATTTCCCCTAGCCGCTTGGCGGTTTGATTGGCTTGGGATTCCAAAGCAGGGCGTAAAAACGGTTGTGCGCCATTTCTAGCCGTGCCGAATTCTTGTGCTATGGCACGGGCATCCGATAGAACGCCAACTTGCCTTTTTCTTTCTTTTAAATTGCGGTTGTATTGCGCTTTATCTGATTCGTACAATGCCGCATTTTGTTCGTAGAATTCTTTTTTAAGTTTCTTTGGAAATGCTTTAGTTGTTACCAAAGCAATCACCGTATCTTTTTCGGTGATGTATTTAGAACGAATGTCTTTTCTAGTTGGGCGGCGGGCTTCAATTTGCATTGTCCTAGACAAGTCGCCACTATCTTTGGGCGCGTTCATCTTAGCCATTGTTAACACGGGCTTCATTGCTTCCCGTGCCGCGGGTACTAGAATTTTGCTTCGCGCTTTCTTGTCGCCAATATCTGCGGCTAGTTCCTCAAACGCGGCTAATACATCTTTCAAGCCTTCGATTTTGTAGGTAACGCCCGACATAATTAACCCATTGGCTTAATAATCTTTTGGTACAACGCGTTGTTTAGCGTATGCACATAATCAACGATTTCATCGGGCGTAAACTTATCCGCATGGTTTGCGGCAATGTCATGCGCTAAAGAAATAGCAGTTAATTTTTGTGCGGTAAACCCAAACCAATCCTTACGCGAATCGGATTGGGCTACTAGAAAGTTCAACAAATCGTTACTGTCTTTTATTGTCGTTTGCATATTATTTATTGTATTTACTTAGAACTTTTAAACATACCGCTTCTACTGAATCTGCTTCGGCGGCGGCAATGGCATCTTCTAGTTCTTCGGCATCTACTACCATCCCTTGTGCAACCGCATCTAGGGATTGGTAAGTAGTGCTTAGAACTTCTACGGCATCTTCTACGGTCATCATGTGTTATTAGACCAACCGTATTGGTTGCCCCTCGGATGAATTGTAAAGTTGCATTTTGCTTCTGCGCTTGGGCTTGAATCAATTGTGAATTGAGAAACGCGACCATTGAACGCATACGCAACCGTATTAGCACCATCAACCGCGGCAACCACAAAAGTGCGGTCAACCGTACCGTTGTAGGCATCAGAACGGATTTGCAATAACGCGGTATCGCTTGGATTCCAAGCCGCGGTAATGCTTAACGATGTAGGCGCAGATTGCGTAGGAATCTTATCGCTTTGGCGTGAACCCGCTACGCCAAAAGATGCAACCGCATCATCTTGACCAAAAGCGGGTACGGCTTCCACGGGCAACAAAACACCCGCGCCGCCAGTACCGTTAGCCGCCGTGCCTACGATGGTTGTAACTTGCCCTGTCCATACGGAAAGGTTTGCCGTTGTAAGTGGCGTAGGCGTTGCCGCGCTTTGCATATACAACGATGCGCTAAACCCTGCTAAAACTTTATTTGGTAGTGCCATGATATTCCTTTAGGCGTTGTTAGACCAACCGTAGAGATTTCCACGGGGGTGAATGGTGAAATTGCATTTGGCTTCAGCACTAGGGCTTGAATCAATCGTAAACTGGCTTACGCGGGCGTTAAAGGCGTAATAAACAATGTTTGACCCTTCGGTAGCACTAACTACAAAAGTACGGTCAATCAAGCCGCTATACGCATCGCCGCGCATTAGCAAAAGCATTGTGTCGCTAGGATTCCAAGCGGCGGTAACGCTTAACGATGTAGGTGCGGATTGCGTTGGGATTTTGTCAGATTGACGCGAACCCGCTACACCGAAACTAGCAACGGCATCATCTTGCCCAAATGCGGGTACGGCTTCAACTGGAATTAGATTACCTATAACTGCAATAGGTGCAACATTTCCAAGGGTTGAAAGTTGGGTAAGGGTTAGTGCGGTCGGGGTTGCGCCTGATTGGGCATACAACGCCGCGCTAAAACCCGCCATTATTTTATTTGGTAGTGCCATTTTAAAAGTTCCTTCAAAAGTTGTTGGGTTGTCTTATGTTGGAATATCTAGGGTGCAATCAAGAAAAATTTGGGCTAACTTTTCATCATTGTCATAAGTGTTGTAAAGCCAAAAAACATCTGCTTTAGCAATCTGAAAACCATTTGTTGCACCACCAAACAAACCGCTATAACCATGTAGCGATTGTAGTATTTGATTGGAAATAGTGAAACCATCTTCTATTACTTGCGTAAAAATACTTATCTGAAATGTTGGGCGGTCAATACCCTTAACGGATTGAACTGGCCCTGTGTAAACATCTTGATGCACATTTCGTAGCATCCAAACAATAAATTTGGGTTGCGTTGCAAAGTTACGGTTAAACGCGGCATACACGGGTACGGGCGTAACAATGCTTTGCAGTTGGTACTGAATTGCTTTGCCGTACTGTACTGGATTTTGTTGCGTTGCCATTTATACCGCCGTTACTGGGTCGTTTCTGTAAGCAATGATAACCACCATCATCCTATCATCGGATTCACGGATGTTATCAATACGCCAATCAAACCCATTGTAGGTAATTGAATACAAGTTTTGGTTACGCACCATTTCACGCGTATTAGGCGTGTAGTTCAAAGTGAAATTAACTACATCTTGATAAAGGCGGTACTTTTCAGAAATCTTTAAACTGTTGGCAACGGAATGAACACGCGCACGGGTTTTAAACCAATCGGTTTGCGCCGTTGTTTGTTCGCCAAAATCAGTTTTAGCAAACGCTAGGTTTTTAACAGTAATTTGTTCAAACCGTGCAATTGCCATTTACATCACCAAAGGTTTGTATGGGCGTAGCAATGTAGCAACGCCAAACGGAATTTCTTTTAACTGTACATCGGTTGTATTGCTACGGTTGTTGTACAAGTGCGTAAATAACAACAAACCCGCTTGTTTAATTACGGGATATGTTTGCAACGGATTAGGTGCGGTTGTGTACTCGCAAATAATCGGCGCGGTCATTTGGCTATTGATGGTTGTAGGCAACGATTGAATAATTACCTTGTTGCCGCTTGCATCGTAATAGTATTGGCTAGAAGAAACCACCGTCAAAACGGGCGGCGTACTGTTATCCCAATACGCTACGCGTTCAACGGTAACGCCTGACATATCGGAATATTGGTTTTGCGATACTTCGGGCAAATCCAAACATACGGGCGATGCGGCTAGGTTTTCAGCACCATACCAAACACGATAGGTAACTGAAAAAATAGATAAACCTAAATAATCTTCAATTGCTTGCCGAACCGCAAGTTCCAATGCTTTCAAATAACCATCTTGGGATTCATCTTCAAACAAATTTATTTGATTGGTGATTTCATCCAAGGTTAACCAAGGCGTAACTACATCGCGGTCAATCTGTTCTGTTTTTACATAACTGAACGGATTGCGGGTAGATGCCCCGTAAGGCGCACCTAGTAAATCGCTATTTACTGACATTCAAGCCCCCTTTTAGGCGGCAGACATACGAACACCCGCAAACGGGTCGCGCACGGTGCTTACCATGCGTTTTTCCGCGTACATGGTCACAAAGCCCGCCTGTGTTTGTTCAAACATTTGGATACTCATTTGTTCGGTATCGCCAATTGTCAAAAACCGATTCCAGTTTGCCAAGTAGATTGGGAAATCTGTAGAAAGGTATGCGTTCGGGATAACGGGCCAACCAAAAATGTGACCAATCGCGCAACCATCTTTTTCGCCTAATTCCAAGAACAAAGGCAAACCCGCGGTATCTTTTAATTGGCGCAATGTTTGAATCATTGCGGGGCTAATGTGCCAAGCAGTTGAATCTAGCGACCAATATTGCGGGGGCAACGCGTTAGCCATGTTGACCACTTTGTTATAAGTTACCGTAGTGCCGCCATTACTAACCGTAGCGATAGTATGAATACCATTTGTAATAGCCGTGCCGCTAGTACCGAAAGCACTAGTAGCACCAGTAGTGTAACTATCCAAACCGCGCAAGCCGCTAGTAGCACCAGTTGATGTAGTTGTACTGCCCGCTTGGTCGCTATTAAGCACCATTGATTGACCTTCAAGTTGTGCAAACTCAAGTGCCAAATCTTCAACAAGCGTTGCATCAAGTCCATTAACATCACTTAGCACCGCCGTTCTGATTGGCAATTGTGCAACCAATACGCGCACGGGCAATTGCCAAATAGAAGTATCAACATTAGGTGAACCGCTATTAGGCGTAAATGTGTAACCCCAAGGGTTTGTAGAATTTGCGGCGTTACCAGTTTTGGCAACGAATTGGGCATCAGAACCCGTAACCGTAATTTGGCGTGAGCCTTGACGCAAAGGGTTTGCTTGACGCAAAGCCGCAAACGCATCATCAAAAACAACATTACCACCGACACCCGAACCCGAACCAGTAATTGCGCTTGCTTCACGCAAGTCGATGTTTACTTTGCCGCCTTCGGTGATGGCTTGTTTGATTCCGTTCAAGATTTTTTCGGTGATTGACATTTTGAATTCCTGTTTAAAAAAAGCGGGGGATTTTCGCCCCCCGCTAATGGCAACGCAATTAAGTAGCAGTACCAGTTGAACGATAACGAATCAACGCGTTAGGGTCACGAACTGATGTAGCCAAACGCTTTTCACCAAAGAATGTGATAAATCCTGGGGCCGTTTGGTCGTATCTACGCATAATCATGTTCAATCTGTCAATGATTGTGTGACCACGCGTGAAATCACCAAAGAACATTGGATACAAAGAACTTGTACCCGCAGAACCAGTAGTTGCTTGTGATGGGTTATCGCAATACTTGTTAACGACAACATCAAAGCCCAACAAATTACCTACGATACCTTCAACCGACAAACCTTCGTTACGATTAAAGATTGGTGCGCCGTTTGTATCACGCAATGCGCGAATAGCGTTCAACAAAATTGGGCTAATCATAAACTTAGTGTCGGGTGTCCAATACTGTTGTGGCAAAGCATAAATAGTATTGATTACGTCAACATAAGAAATGTTGTTTGCGCCAACGGTGTTTGCGTTAGTGGTAATTTGGTCGTAAGTAGCAAGATTATGCAAACCAGTATTAGAACCCGTACCGCTTGTTCCAAATGATGCAGTTGAGCAAGTACCACCCGCATAGGTAGCGTTAGCACCCGCGTATTGGTCTAAACCGCGCAAGCCATTTGTACCGCCGTATGGGTTAGTGCCTGATTGTGCCGCTTGGTCGTTGTTCTGAATCATTGACAAGGCTTCGGCTTGCGAAAACTCCATCAACATATCGTCAACTACGTTTGCTTCCAAACCATCAATGTCATCCAAAGCCGCGGTACGGATTGGGAACTGAACATTCAAGTCTTGCAAAACTAATTGCCAAATGCTTGTGTTTTCAGTTGTATCCGCGCCGTTGTTCTGAATCGCATAACCCCATGCCGCACCCGCATTACCAGTTTTGACACGGAATTGATAAGAAGAACCATCAGTTGCTACGGTGCGTGACAAACCACGCATAGGATTTGCCAAACGCAAAGCGGCAAACACGGGGTCATAAGCAGTACGACCACCTTGGTTGTTACCTGAGCCTGTCAATGCTGATGCCTCGCGCATATACGCATCGCGTTGGCTTTCGTCTGCAAAAATTTGCAGTTCTTTTTCTACGCGGGCATTGCTTTTGTAGAAAGTAGCCAATTGTTCTTTAACAGAACGGTTTACATCGCCGCGCACGGATGTAGCGGGCTTGACGATTGCGGGGGCTTGAATAGATGCTACTTTGGCTTCCAAAGCAGAAATGGTTTCTTGCATTTCCAGTTTGATTGCTTCAACGGCGGCGGGAATTTTTGCTTCAACGGCGGCAATGCTTTCGCTTTGCTTGGCTTCGATAGCATCCAGTTTTTCAATGATTGCTTGTGACATGATTTAACCTTTAATTTTGGTATCAAGAATTTTAAGAAGTTCACGGGTTTCTAAAGCCGCGAGAATTTCCGCTTCGGTAGCCTCCGCATCTGATTCACTCAGAATAGGCGCAATTTCAATAGGCGTTGTAACTACATCGCGCAGTTCTAACACCTTTTTGAATGTAGATGCGGCGGCTACCGCATCCTTTTTAGATAGCCCAACTTCACGCAAGGCTTGTTCTAAAACTTTTAAATCCGCAGAACCATCGGGTCGGAAATATTCCAACTTGCTAACTTCTGCTTGTGGGTTGTTTGGATACATAACTACGGATACTTCGCGTAAACCGCCTTTTGTGATTTGGAAATATGCTTCATCAGATTGGTCGGGTTCGCCTTCAGCATTTACCATTTGGTATTCTTCGGCGTATGCACCAACGGAAACGCCGCCAAACATAGCGGGCGATTCTTGCATTACTTTGTAAAGGTCAGAACCCATCGTAGTATTGACATACAAACGCCCTTCGGCTTTCATTCCTGTATCGTCAAACTCAAACGCATCCCATTGACCAACGGGGATTGCATCCGCATCGTGATTTACAAACATGGGTAAAGGGCGACCTGATTTAGAAAAATCTTCTGCCCATTGCATAAAGCCTTCGGGTTGATAATTAAACCGCCTACCGTCTGCGCCTTCACGCGCACCCCAAGTAGTTACGGTTGCTTCAATTTTTCCTGTGCTTTCGCCCTGCTTTTCCAAAACTAATTTGGCTTCGCAAACCATCATCAGGTTTTTTACGGTCATAGATTACCTCATCGATTTTTGTTCGGTCGATGTCATATATTGTTTTAGGGGGTCGCCCTCTTTTAGGGGGCGGTTCTGTATTTGGCTTATATGTTGCCAAGGATGCTATCACTAATTTAAAAATAGTGGACAATTTATTTTTACTTGCCGATATTCATTTTGCGGGTTTGGTTTCCACCGCCGCCGCCCGTATCTTGGGGAGATGTTCCGATAATTGGTTTATCTTTCCCGCCTTTATCAATCAATTCATCTGCCCCATCCATATTAGGCATACCCAAGTATTCACGCGCTTCGTTGGGGGTCATAATCCCGTTTGTAACGCCCGCGGTAGCAAAATTCATTTGGTCTAATGGTGCGCCTTTTAAGAAATTGCGCGTATCAAATTCAATGCACAAATTAGGATAGCCAACAAACAAATGTTGCTTTAATTTCTGCTGAATATTAATTAAAGTTGGGTACATAGTGGATTTATAGAATTCATCCATCATTGTTTGGGTATTGTTGTACTTGGAATCCCCGATGCCAATCATTGCCGCGGGAACGCCAAACAAACCGCAAATCCGCTTCATGGTTTGTTCTTTTAACTTAGCCGCATCGGTATCCTGTAGGGTCAGCATATCCAACGGGGTGTACTTCATGCCTTGATCTAGCAACATACCCTGACCCGCTTTGCTTGGGTCACTTGGGCGGCTAGAAACCATTGCCGACCATGCTTCTTTTAAGCGGGCGGCGATTTCCTTATATTTGCCATCAGGAATAACACTTTCGGTAGTGAACATTCCGCTTGGCTTTGCGCCGTTCTGCATAATGTAATTGGCGTAAAGGTCAATATCTTGGTCTAGCGATACCAGTTCTGCCGCCAAAATGCCTTTGTTAAAACCCGCAGAACCTTGCCAGTTCATTTCCTTAATGTGCATTACTTGATTAAAGTTTAACGGTTCATCACGGTTGAAACCGTAAGCGGGCGTACTCAAACGATACGATGGGTAACGCGCAGGGGTGATTGTTACGGCAATCAGGGTTGAATCAAGCAAGTACATTTCTAACGGGGTTTCCGTTGTACTCTTTTGGTCTTTTCTCCACCAAAGGGTAAATGCTTCACCCGCAAGTTCGTACCACATTAGCCATTGATACCAAAATTCATAGGTGCTTTGGAAATGGTTAGGTTGCGCCAAAAGGTTTGCCACTTGCTTGGCTTTTGCCTTATCCCGTGCGCCTACCAGTTCGGATTTAATGGCATCCACATAAGTACCATCTTCGGATTGGCTAACCACGCGAATAGGCAATTGGGATAAGGCGCGGGCTTTAGCCGCAACGCAAGCCATGATTGTGCTATTGCGCGTAAGCAATGACATATCCACGGGGCGACCCGCGTTATTCGTTGCGCCTGTGGTTACATAAAGAATCTGAGTATTGACATTAGGGTTCTTATTATTGCCCTGATAAACAATGTTATTGCCTAGCGCAGATTGCCCAAACAATACATTTGATTCGTTTTTTTGGTCTTTATTGCGCTTGAAAATGTCGAAAATAGCCATGTTTTTACCCAATTTCTTGATGGTTTACCATTCAAAACTTCTAAACCCAAATGTATCAGAAACAAAAACATTGTCTAGATGGCAATGCAAAGCCATAATCATTGCAATAATTCCGTCAACTTTTGCGGATGTATCGGCTTCATTCTTACGAACTTTCACATTTCCGTTTACATCTGTATAAACTTCCGCGTTGCCTAGTTGCCAACCAACAAACGGGTTGCCATCGTGCATAATTCCTTTTTTCAGAATCAGTTGTTCAGCGGTTTTAGACGGGTTAGATAGAACCGCCATACCTTGCCCAACCTTTTTTACGGGTAAACCTTCGGAATACAAATTAGCAACCAATGACGCGGCGTTGTAAGGGTCATAGCCAATTTCCTTTACATCGTACTTAATACATTGTTGCTTGATGTAGGTTTCTACTTCGTTTAGGTCGGTTACATTGCCTTGCGTTAGCCGCAATATGCCGCTTGCATGGGCTTGCAAAAAGATAGATTTATAGTGATTGGGTATTAGGTCTAAACTTTCTTCGGGTAAGAAAAATTGGAATTCAGCATAGAACTTTTCTTCAGAAAATCGGTGCAAAGTACAAACCGCGTTCAAGTCGCGGCTATATGCCAAGTCAAACGCAATAAAAGTTGATTCGGGTTTGTCATCAGGAATAGGGCAAACAGAATCATCCCAATATCGGCGGTCAACCCACGCGCTATTTGCTGAAACATAAATGTTCAGTTGCTTGCAAAGAAATTCGTTAAGGCTTGCGGGCTTAGATTGCGCTTCGTGCGCCATGTGCCTAATGTGTTCTGTCGTTACCGATATGCCAAGCATAGGGTTGGCTTTAGCCCAAGTTTCTTCGTTTGACCATTCATCACCCGCATCGATGGAATACAGTAAACCAAACCATCGGTAGTTATCTTCTGCCGTGCCGCGTAGCACCGTTCGCAAGTGGTTTAAATCTTCGTAGAACTTGGTTTCGCGGGTAAACGATGCGGTAGTTAGGTACATACGCAAAGGGTTCTTACGCGCCCCCATACCGGAATGTAAAACCTCAATAGAACTTCGTTCTGTAATCTGCGCGGCTTCGTCAATCATCGCGCACGATGGGTTTTTACCATCGCCTGTTTTTCTATTGTCACGGGATAGCGCACGGTAAGTAGAAGTGGAATCGCCCGCCTTCTTTAGTTCGCTTCGGTAAACAACAAACTTTTGCTGAAACTCATGCACCATATTTTCAATGATGGCTTTAGATGAATCAAAACAAATTGATGCTTGTTCGCGGTTGGTCGCCAAAGTAAAAACTTCAGCACCCGAATCCCCAAACTGTAATTCGTAAAGTGCAATGATTGATGCCAAAGTTGTCTTGCCTGATTTACGCGGCACAAACAAAATTACATCAGTTACCCAACGAATCGTTTTATCTTTCCTATCCCTAAACCCGTAGATAGCCGCTAAGAACAAAACCTGAAACGGTTGTAGTTGGATAGGCTTGCCCGCATCCGCGCCTTTGACATGGCGGCAAAACTTGGCC